AAGTCCTCACCTCAAACGGCGCTGGCGCGGCACCGACTTTCCAAGCTGCTGGCGGCGGCAAAGTCGTCGCATACGCGAACACGCATATAGCAACTGACGCATCAACGACCGCGACGTTCCCGGACGACGACACCGCGCCGGGCAGCGGCGAGGGCGCTGAATACACCACATTCACACATACTGCCGCGTCGGCAACTAATAAGATTTTGATCCAAGTGATTGCCCAAGGTGCGGTTTCCGGTGTCGTGGTCCCCGTTCTTGCGTTGTTTAAAGACTCAGGGTCAACCGCTGTGCGAACAGTCTTTGAGGAGGCGCACGGAAATGGTCCGATTATGATGACGCTTCAACATTTGGACACTGCCGGATCGACGAGCGAGATCACGTACAAATTGAGGTTTGGAAGTTCGGGTAACACAGGCACGGTTTATCTGGGCAGTCAGCATCACTCAGGCGGGCGATGGAACGATACCGCGGGAGTCAACATTCAGGTATGGGAGTTAGAGGCATGACCGATTTGAGCGTAGTCCTAACGTGGAAACACCTAACCACATCATGGTCGATTCGGGACAATGTAGTCGTAGAATTTGAAGGTGGTGTGCCATCGGACGAGACGCTCGCAGCATGGACCAGCGAATATGAAGCGGCGAAGCCTTGGGAAGATTTGCGAGAGGAACGCAATCGTCGTCTCGCCGAGACAGATTGGTGGGCGTCGAGCGATTTAACAATGTCGGACCAGCAGACAGCGTATCGAGTTGCGCTTCGCAATTTACCGGCAAACACGTCCGACCCGGCTAATCCAAGCTGGCCGACCAAGCCGTGAATGATGACTAAAACTCTCGTAATTGCGATTGTATTTCTGCTCGCATCCTGCGCGGCAAGCGCCGAGATTAAGCGCGTTGACACGCTCACGGCGACCGGCCCTTGCTACGTGCCTGCGACCTTACAGGCTTATTTGACCCGCGACGGCTTTGATGCGCGAGCAACTGGTCAAAGCGAAAACAGCAGCGGCAAAAGTGCGGTCGTACTTTTTTATGCCAAGGGTCAGGATTTTGTGATTGTGCTTAGGTCGCGGGACTTAGCGTGCGTCCTGGTTGCTGGTCGAGAGTTAAGCAACCTATGACCGACCCAAAAAATATCGGCGACGCAGCGGCGGGTCTGACAGGATTCGCCGCTTTTTTTGAGTGGTTGCCAGAGGTCGCAGCAGCCATGACGATTTTGTGGTATCTCGCCAGATTTTCCGCTTGGATTTATTCAAAGGTTTTTTGATGGAACTTGACGCGCGAATGCTGATCACGCTGGGCGGTATGGCTGCGTCCATTCTTACGTCGGCGGTGGTTGTGCGGCAGAAGGTTGCCGAATTGGAAAAGTCAATTTCTGCGCTTGCAGATAAGTCGGCAGCGCTCGACACAAATCTCGATCAGAATAATGTGACGACGCAAACAATTCAAAAAGCCGTTGACACGTTACGCGAGATCAACAGCCCCCCGCAGCTTCGCGAGGCTACGCGCATCCAAGAAAATCACAGCGTCCGAATAACGCAGATCGAGGGACAAACAATTCCGGCAATAGTTGACCGAGTATCGAAACTTGAAAAAATGCACAACGGAAAACATGGACCTGTCCAATGATTGACCGATTGCGAAAAGACCTAGAACAAGACGAGGGCGTTCGCCATAAAATTTACCTTGACCACCTTGGCCTGCCGACTGCCGGAATCGGGCATCTGCTGAAAACGGAAGATCCGGAATTTACGCAGCCGGTCGGCACCGCCGTCGACAAAGAACGGGTCGACGCTTGGTTCCAAATCGATATCAAAACGTGCCTGGAAGATTGCCAAAATATTTTTCTTAATTGGGAAGAGTTGCCAAGCGAGGCGCAATGCATCTTGGCAAACATGGCGTTTAACCTGGGCGCACCGCGTCTCCGAAAATTTAAAAACATGATCGACGCAGTGCATCGCGATGATTTTGCCGAAGCCGCAGATCAAATGCTCGACAGCCGGTGGGCGCGTCAAGTTCCCAACCGCGCAAACCGCTTAATCGAGCGAATGCGCGCGCTCACGTGAACACATACGTCGGGCGGGCGGGCGACTTTATTGCTGCCGCCGCCCTTCAGCGACTGGGCGTTCAATCCGCGATTAGCAATCAAGACGGTTTTGACATTGCAATTTTTCTCAATGAGAAAAGCTATCGGCTAGAGGTCAAGGCCGCGTCCGGCGTTTATTCGATTAACAACGCCAAATACACGTTTTCGACAAACACCGGCAGCAAAACGAAAACCAAACTTAAAAGCGCTGACTGCGATGTTGTGTGCCTCGTCGCTTTGCCGACCCGGACTTGCCTGTTTAAGCACATCAGCGAAATCACCGCTAAAAATACCCGGATTTGGTGTTCGTATTTCACGGTGGAAAACGAAACCCGTTCGTGGATTGAAACGATGGAGATGTTGGAATGATCCCCTTGATAAGCGCTATCATGCCGATGGTTGGCGAGGTCGTTGACAGGCTGGTGCCTGATAAGGCTGGAGCCGCCAAAGCAAAACAAGACTTAGAGGCGAAGCTAGTTGACGCCGCAATGGCGGGGCAATTGGGTCAGCTTGAAATCAACAAGGTGGAAGCGGCAAGCCGCAGCGTTTGGGTCAGCGGTTGGCGGCCATGCGTCGGCTGGATTGCCGCCGTTTCCTTGGGCGCTCATTACCTCGTTTGGCCGACAGCGCAATGGGTCGGAACTTTAGTCGGGTTTCACATCCCGCCGCCGCAGTTTGACATGGATCACCTTATGACAATTTTGATGGGAATGCTCGGATTGGGCGGCCTCCGCACATACGAGAAGCAAAAAGGTTTAACTAAATGACGCAGCCTCAACGCTGGCGCGGCTCCCCGTCCTCACCTTTGGGCGCTGTGATCTTTGTCGGAATGCTACTGGCGCTACTGCTGACGACGAGCGGCTGCGTCCACGTTGCGATGCTGGGCATGATGACAAACGTGTCGCAGGCGCATCAAATCAACAAAATGAAGAAAAGATTAACCGCTACCGAGGCCGATAGCGGTCAATCAAATCGCGGAGTTCCACGCTGAACTTATCGGCGGCTTTCGGGTCTTCAAAGCAAAACGAAAATTTACCACCAGCCTCGTTCTCAATCAAAACGTCGCTATAATCGTTAGTTTTTTCTGTATCTATTTTCATACATAGATGTTGAAAAAAAAACCTACAGAAATTCTAGGACTTTGCGCGACCCGAAATGGGTCGCGCCGCGACCTAGTCTTGGTCGCCTAACGGCCCTCTCAAAATTATGTCATCATATTCGCCATAAAAAATTCCCTCAGACAAACTTTTGAGGCTTGTGCTAAGACGTTTTTGTTTTTCTAGGTCGCCAACGATTTTCGCGTTTTCGCGTAAATTTTTATACATGACTACAAACTCGCAGAACGCTATGACATCATCGTTTAAAAGTTTGAAAATCACGCGATCAAGCGCTTCATCAATTAAAAGATCAGTCGGTTCATAACCTTCGCAAGTCGAACGCAACAGCCCTAAGTCGACGCCTTCTTTGAGGACTTTTTTAAGGGCAGTCCGCTTACCATATGGCGCGCATAAAACTTCTAGCTCTGCGACAGTCGCTTTCGGTTGTGTTGACAACGTCATCGTAATTATTCTTGTCAGCGGACCACCGACTTTAGATGTGTTGCGCCATTTTTTAATAGTTTGACCGTAGAACGCGCCTTTGACCATTTCGTCTGGATGCTGACTAAGCCAAAGTCCCATAGCGGAGAAAAGATAAATTGCGCGATATCGCAGACGCCAAAGGACAATCTGCGGATTGACAGAAAAACGCTTGTCCATATAGTCGTGAATATTTTTAGCGCGTTTCAAGCTTTTCTTGAATGCCGTAACCTTTTTTTGCAGTTTGTTCATCGCCCTATTCCCAAAATATCATCCAACACATCACCGTCCGACATCGCGCTAGACCGTTCTTCAAAGTAACGCGCATACTGCCAATATGTGTGATTGATATCGGCGTGACCTAGCAGCGCTGCAACTTCCGCGTCGCTGGTGCGATGATCGAAAATTAAACAAGACGCATAAAAGTGACGAAGATCGTGAAGCGTCATCGGTTCAGCAGGATAATCCGTTCGCTGTATTGCAACGTTTAATCCGCGATTTCTCCAATTGTCGCCGTCCGCATAATTTCCCAAAGAATTTGGGAAAACTAAATTGCGCTTTCTAATTTCCAACGGCTGCGACATTTTCCATTCGCGCAACATATTGCTGACGCTTGTTGGCATCTTCACGCTTCGGTTAGATTTCTTGGTTTTTGGCGGTCCAAGCTCGCCGTTAGCATTGATTGCGTTCCGCACCAAAATTCTTTGGTTATCGAAATCAACGTGCTTCCAAGTTAGCGCAAGCGTCTCACCTCGGCGCAGCCCGGTATAAGCCATAAACATAATCTGCCGCCGGTATGCTTCCGGTGCTGCGTTTATGACGGCAACCATTTCTGACGGATGGATGCGGCGAACCTCTGGTATTGGCCGGTTACGGAAGCTGATGGTGATTGAGCGTGCAGGGTTAAAGGGGATGTATTGCCGTTCAACGCACCAATCAAGCATCTGTTTGATCGTCACCATTGTATTGCGCTGGGTTTCCAGGGCGTACCCAGAACCGCCATTTGCTTTGACCCGCATCCATTCGACAAACGTGTCGCGAATGTCGTCAGCGTCGAGGTGACCAATCTTCATTTTGTCGGTCGTACCCACGCGGTAGCGCAACGCACAAAAATAATTGATGTGGCGTTGCTTGTTTCCTTCCTCCGATTTCTTCCCCTTACCGATATCGCCGCGTGCCGCGCGCTGCGTTTGCAGCTTCATAAATTCTTCGCACGCTTGCATGATGGTAGGGCTGTCGTTCGGCAGCAGTGCGCCGTCACGGCTGTCGCGCCGCTGCGTTTCTTCAATGCGACGTTTCAATTCGTCTGCGGCTTCCGCTTCCGTACCCCTAAACAATTGTTCTTTCGGCCCGGCATACGACGTATTCCGCATATCAATACGCCATTGACCCGGCCCTAGTTCCACATATTTTGCCATTATCCACACTCCTTTGTACCAGCATATATAACACAATGTTACATATGACAACACTGACGGTCACTATTCGGAGCGCTTTATGTGACACATCCGCAAATACGATGCGGCTGAACACAAAAAAGCCGCTCCCGAAAGAGCGGCTAACTTGTTGATTTGTAAGTGGTTGCGGGGGTCGGATTTGAACCAACGACCTTCAGGTTATGAGACTGTTTTATACACAAATAAAATCAACAAGTTAGCGCCTTATCAGTCATATAGTGACACGCCGTGCATGTCAATTGACTTGGGGTGTATCTTCTTTTTGCGGATATTTTGCGGACGGTTCCTTGACCGTTAGTTTCTCATGCGGATGCAACGGCAATCCACAAGACAGGCAACGACCGTCAGCAACACGTGTGACCGCACCGCACCAATCGCAATCTACCATCTTGCCCTCGCCCACAACTCAAAATGAAACGGCGCAATTTTCCGCGTGAACATCACCATGCTGCCGTCCTCAACCGCCTGTCTTATGTTTGCGAGCGGGTCGGTCGAACCTTCAAATGACGGGCAATGTTCGGTGATTTCCCAGACATATTTTGGCTTGGTTTTAATAGCAATGCGTCGGAGCGGTGGGCGGACATCGCTATTTGCGGGAACAATAGATTTGTTACCATTGATACCCTTCGCCGCCGTTTGAACGTGAACCATTTCATACCTCTTTTTTATCTAAATTCACCTCGCCGTTGAGGGCCAGATACCCCGCACCATCGACGTAATTGTCGCGGTGCTTCGGGTTCGTTTTGGTGCGCGCAATCTTCAACAGCGTGAGCATGTTTCCCACGTCGAGCATGGATACTGGCGTGCCTAAATAGCCCGCCCACAACGCACCAATATTTTCAAAATTTTCGTCAACCGGCCCGTGCGTTTCCGCGCGATCTCCGGTGATAAGATCACCCGCTTCATGGGTGATGGATTTGCGGATCTTTATTTCACCTGACCCGCCGCACATGGGGCAGTCAACCTGCCCGTCGTCGCCTCGCAGGAATCCATTGCCGTCGCACTCTGGGCAAATCATTTTTCACCTCGCATGGTCTTAATAACAGCCATCGGAATGTGGAAACGATTTCCATCGCGGATTATTGGAGTGCCAGCCGCTTCCGCGACCGCATCAAAATTTCCTTTTTTGAGCCACCGATAAACTCGGCGCGTTGTGCTGGGATCGTCGCTGCCCCAGATTTCCCTTGCCGCCTCTCTGGGCGTTAGCAAAGTTGCAACAGGTATCATCGTCTGTCCTTTGTTTTGTGATAGTAATCATCACAAATGCAACAGAGTTATATTGCCTGTCAATTAAAAATTATATCGAGCGTATCGCCTTGATGTAATGCAGCGCGACAATATCGCCTTTGCTGACGATAATTTGATTGTCTGGATTATGCTGGTGCAGATGCACTGCGTCGGCATCTTGCCCGGTGTAGCGTTTTGCAACTGCCTCAATGGCACCATCTCTTCGATACTGGCAGACTACATAATCACCAGTGCGAACCGGACGATACGGATGCACGATCAGCATCTCGCCTGCAAACATGCGCGGCTCCATGCTGTCGCCGGTCACCAACAGGGCGTAGCAACCCTCAACGTTTTGTAGGTAAGACGGGCGGTCAACATAGTCCACAGCGCCTTCTGACACTGCGACGATCCCCTCTCCTGCCGCTGCTTTACCGTACAGCGGGATTTTGTCGCCGCTGCGTGGGCGCTGTTCGTCGTCTGCCACGCCCAGCACGTAATCAAGCGTCACGCCAAAACGTTCTGCGATTTGGCGACACACTTCAGATGGCGGATTTACCTCGCCACGGTCCCAACGACGCAGGCGTTGCCCAGGCACATTAAGCGCACGGGCAAGCTGTTCAGCGCTCATATCATTTTGTTGTCGAAGCTCGCGTATGCGATTTTTTGACACTTTGTGTCCTCCCAGTGACGCAGATTGTACACAGTTTGACGTACCAAAGATAGTCACAGTTTGTTATATAAGTGTCACATCTTTGTGATGTTCCTCCTGAAACTTGGCGGGGCTGCGATGCCCCGCCGTCTTTTGGAAATAGCAGTGCGGCTAGATCAGTATTTAGCAACCAACGGACTTAACTGCGGGCAGTTCGCCAAGCTCATCGGCGTTAGCCGCAACGCTGTTTATTATTGGTCAATTGGCAAGCGCAGACCGTCCGTCGAAAACACCATTGCCATCGAACAGATCACCGACCGCCAAGTGACGGCGCGTGACTTCATGGCCGTCCTTGCGAGGCAGCATGTCGAACAGAAACAAAGCTCGCGGTTATGAGCTTGAACGCGAAACAGTCGTCCACTGGCAAAAACTCGGACTCGAATGCAATCGGGTTTTCGGAAGCGGCGCATACAAGCATCAACTCGGCGACGAATACGCAGGCGATTTGTTGCTCGCCGGTTTCACGGTCGAAGCCAAGCGGAAAAAAAGCGGCTTCAAGTTTCTTTACGACAGCCTCGCCCAAGACGACGCCGACATGCTTGTCGTTCGCGAAGACCGGAACGAGCGCCTTTATGTCATGCGCGAGGCGACAGTCGAAACAATTTTCCGCCAGTTGGGGTTAATCAAATGAAAAGCTACGCCCAGTGGGTGCAGGAAATGGAACTGCGTTATGACGTAATGCCCATGTGGTTCAACCGCGACGCCGACCGGCATCGCAAATTCATGGAGTACGTTGAGCGCGAAAAAGCGAAGGCTGAAGCCGATGAGTGAGCCGTTGCCGGTCAGCGCCATCGAGGAAATTTGCGCGCGCTTCAAACTGAAGCACCTCTCGCATTCAAATCTCGACCTCGCCCGCAACGACCTTGGACTTTGGGTACTTCGCTATCTCTATAAAGTTTACGACCCCGGAAACGCGGCGATGGAACGCGGAAAAGCAGTTGAAGACGGCTGTTATTTCGCACACTCGGCAGGCGAGTTTGATGACCCGGTTGAACATGCTGTCAGCATTTTCAACAAAGCCACGGCGCTCGGGGTCAATGGCGAAGCCCGTGACCGCGAGCGCGCGAACATCGGGCCTATGGTCGAACAATATATCAATCTGTTTGACGGCGACCTTCCGGAGTTGGTGGGCTACCAACGCCGCGTCGAAGTCGAGATTCCCGGGATTCCAATCCCTTGCATGGGCTATACCGATTTTGATTTCGCCGAGGCTGTCGTCGATCTGAAAACGACGACGCGGTTGCCGAGTGCCATTAGCGCAGCGCACCGCAGGCAAGGCAGCATTTACCAACGTGCGAGCGGAAATCGCGGCGTCGATTTTTTGTATGTGACCGCGAAGAAAGCCGCGCGTTACCCGTTGGAAAACAGCGATCAGGATTGGCTTGAAGTCTGCC